ACAGCGTTGAGCAAGTCGGTCTTGAACGATGTACACATTGCTTGAGTATTTGCCATGATATTTCCTTGTTAAAAAGTTGCTGCCACGGGGAACCCGGCAACGGTGGCTTGTTTCAAAACCATATCAACCGAACGGTGAACAAGTTCACCATCTAGCCAATACTCTACCCATTTGATATTTTCATGTTCATTGTCGTCTTCACCTGTTCTTTTTTCAAGCAGGGATTCGTCCATTTCGCCGTGAATTGTGTTTACCATCATTACGAAATCCTTATGATTGCTGAAGTGTTTGAGGGGTCAGGGAACTGCACTGTGAATGTTGTTCCTGAAGTTTTATCCGAGCCAAAGTCTAATACACATACTGCGCCATTTGCACCGGCTTTGTATATCAGCGCACCACGGGCTGTAAGAGCTGAAGTCCAAACAGCGTTGCTGAATGATATATACGCTGTCGTTCCTGAGTTGCCTACCGTAGGAGTCTGCGCAATCGTAAGAGCAAGACCGCCAGCCGTGTACCCTGAAGCCACAACTTCGCCCGTAGCTGTATAAGCCGTGGTAGTGACATCAAGCGTGGCTGCATTAGTGTACAAAGCCATATAGAACGTACCGGACGTAAAATTGAACGTCCCGTTCATCATGCCTGTTTTGAATGTGTTGCAAGCCCAGTTGCCAGTAAAAGCCATTACGTCACCGCCTGTCTGTACTGTCCAGACCTGTATGCATCCTGACGCTCCATACCATCGCCCAGACGTTTAGCCAACGCAAGCGCCTCTTTGTATTTCATGTCGTATCCGGTAATAATGTCGATCTCACCTTTCATGAAGGTGTAAGCCTCAACCAAACATCCATACAAAAGAACAGTATCAAAATTATCACCAAGCCATGTAGTGCTGGCTGTGACAATAGATTCTGGGTAGTAATAGTAATGCAACTCTATGTTGTAAGACGTATCGGGCGTTGGGCCAAGAATAAACGATAACTCATTGGAAATCGTATATCCACTGACTGCCGGGCCAAACAACGCATAATATTTTGGTGCTGCCGTATCAGTTGGCGATGGATAAGCTTGACGTATGAAGTTCACATCTTTATTAAGCAAAAACTCATAGCTACCATCTAAGTTAATAAGCGCCATCGAATACACCGCCAAAAAATCATCTGGACAGGTTAGGTACTTATTGCTAGTAGTTGTTACGCCAATTACGTTTTTGCGAATAGATGGAAACTGAACAGAATTGTAAATGCGCTGCTCAGCCTGCTCGATGAATCGGTTGATCTGAGTAGTTGAACTCTCAGTCGATCCATCAGCAAGATATACATCAGGGAATTGATTCTCCGTGTATGACTGAATCGCAACTACAAGCTGGCTGTAGTTCATGCCATCGGGCCTCTAGACATTACGCCCTTTGTTGCTGCACCTGTGCCACGCATTTTGATGCCAGTTGTTTTTGGCTCTCTAGTGATGTCGCCAAGGGAAACTCGACGAGCAGGAACGTTACCACCCGGCATAGAGCCATTGGCAGGCATAGTGTTTGGGTCTGGACGGAAGCCACCATTGTCAAGAGAGTCCTTAACAGATACGCTTTTGCCAGTCATGGTGTGGGGTTGAGCGTAGACGCTGGCATCGCCAACTTCTTTACCCATTCGTTTGTCGCTGAATTTAGCCATTATTTGCCTCTTTGGTTGTTAACCCGAGCCATGTTGCGACCGACAGCACGCATTTGCATACCTGTTGGGCCGCCCTTTTTCAATTTGGTTGGAGCCATGCCTTGGTGCATTTTTTTCTCATGCTTATTTACTTCTTTGTCAGCAATCTTTTTTACCTGTTTTGTGTCCATGATCTACTCCTACGTTGTTACCACTGTGACTGTACCAATTTGTACAACCATTGCCAAGACATTTGGCGTTAAATACGCATCTGCTCCACTTGATCCGCCAACCGGATTCCAGCCCCATTGAAAGATTCGGCTACCGCCACCGTTGTACCCATCTGCCAACAATCCTGAAACCACATAGCTGCGGTCTGGTCGAGGGTTCCTGAGTGCTTGGGGGTCATCCACAGGAAACATGCCGAGTTGCAACTGTGGATGGTCAGGATCCCAGCACTCAGGACAAACCAGCAAGTCATACTTCTTTGTCTTGATGATTTCAGTCTTTAGCAGGCTGAGCTTAAACCTTTGCCCACACCTGTCGCATTCTGAAATTGCATGTCTGCCTGCGGCATAACGATTGCCCACCGCTACCTCCCAATGTAGGTTTGCCGGGGAACAAGTCTCAATGCTGCCTTCTCATGATCTTCATAGGCTGCAAGCTCCCACGCCTCGTCATACTGCGTCTTGAGGAATGGGATACGCTCTGCGCCAGTTGGAATCTTTGCTGCGATGTAGTACGACAGGCCAGCCGCCATACAAGGAATAAACCTGAAAGGTACGTCCATGATGTTTACACCGCCACCAGCGTCTTGCGTGCGGCGTAGCCGCCAATAAACTAATGTGTAGGGCTGGGCGTTGTCCGGCGTAGGCCAGACGGTTACAGCGGGAACCTGCTGCCAATAAACCGCAGTTGTACTTGTATGGCTTGCCGCAGTGGTATCCTGCTGCGCACGGAAGCAGTTGTACAGCACATTACCGTCAATGTATCCGTAGTTGATAATCTCTGAATCAATCTTAATAAATCCTGCGGCTGGCAATCCAACCGTAGAACTCAAGGTAATTGTTGTGGCAGTGCTGGTAATTGCCCCATTAAGGGTTATCCCTGTCGGCGATGTCTGACCATTAAAACGTTGAATCCAAATCTGGATTGGTCTAGCTTGTTGAATCTTGTTAGGGATTGTGGCGTAGGTAGACACACTGATCCGGGTAATTGTCAGATCAGCCTGCGTAGCGGCTACATTTCCGCCCGTACGGATTACATGCTCCAACAGATCAATCGTATCGTTTGGCAGAGGATAGGTGTTCTGACCCTGTACCAAATCAATCGTACCTGTCTCAATTGTCCACAGATTAATACCACGGTTTGCCCAGTCGGCAAACATGATGTTTAAACTGCGGCGTGCCGTACGCAGGTCATACCCAGTACGAAGCTCACCACCGGCGCGTTCAAACGCCTCCTCAACCAGTTCGGTGAGGTCTAAGTTAAAACTTACTGCGCCGGAGGTGTTAGCCATTACTTGGCTTTCTTAGCCTTGGTTGGCTTTTCTTCAGCATCAAAATGAGCTTCTTCTTCTGTTGTCTCATTCTCTGGCTCTTTGCCTTCCAGCGCAGGGCTAGGAAGCTGACCTTCAACTTTGGCAATCAAGTCCAAAATAGCTTGGTCTTCACTGTTAAACATGGCGGCGTATTGAGTTGCTTTAGAACGAAGGCCGCTCAGAATGAGTTGATCTTCTTCAAGGGTTAAATTGAGTTGTGACATGATTTTTCCTTTATCTAAAAGTTGATGTTTTCTTTGCAATGGTTTTGGGTTGTGCCACAAACTGCTTTCCCGCCGCCTTGCCTTTACGCTTGGCTTTGGTTGTAGCAGCATACTCCGCCGGGCTTAGACTTTTGATCGCAGCCTCTGGAAGATATCGCTCACCCGTTTTTGACGAAGGCTTCCCTGACTTGGTACGCCATTTCTGATCGCCCCAATTTTTAAGAGAAGTCTGAGGTGCTTTCAATCTTTGTAACCCCCACCCGCAGCTTTATAGCGTTTAGCCATAACCTGAGCCTTGCGTGCTGACCACTGACCTGCGCCCGTACCTACAATCGCCGCAGCTTTGACGCTGTTAAAGATACGTTTGCGTAACTCGGGCTTGGTGTAGTTACCCGCCTCGTTTACCTTAGACTTTGTTTTGCCGCCTTCGGCAAATCTTTTGTTGTACGTTACACCGCCGCCAGTTACTTTGCCTTTGAATTCACCGTCTTTTGGCTTAAATCCTCCGCCTTCAATATACGCACTAATGTCTGCGTCTTTGCCAACGCTTCTGGAAAACCCAGCCCTGCCGCCGCCGCCTGCGCCATACTTGTCAGTGTTAACTTGACCTTGAATATAGGGCTTAAACTCGTCTTTTGTTTCGCCACCAGCACCCATTTTCTTTGGCTTCTTGCCTGCTTCTTTCATGGCTATAGCGGTAGCAGCTTGTTTTGCCAAACCACCCTTTTTGCGGCCTGTTAGTCTACCTCGCAAAGCTTCTTCACTGGCAATCTCTTGCGCATCGTTAGCCAGCCCAAGGCTTTCAGCCCTAGCTTTTGCGTTCTGAAGGTCGCTTGTCACCAACGAACTGTATTTACCTGCGGGATTTCCAACTCGTTTAGGGCCGCTAGGGTTATCTGCACTATTTGCTGAAGCTGGGTTACGAGGGTTACGAACTGACCCACCTCCAGCGTACATGGCAACCTTGTTTGGGTCATCCGTACGGGTAATCTCCTTCTTCCCCGGCATCTTCTTGGGGTTCATTGCGCCCATGCCGCGAGAGGCCATCATACAAACCGCCCTTTGGTTTTGCCTTTAGAGCAGCAGCCATCAGCACGGCTAGAGGCTGAGCCGCCAGAAGCCATACCCTTTATCTTCTTGCCGTCAACACGAATGTCTTGACCGGGCTGCTCAGGTAAACCGGGTTCGTTCTTTTTAAACTTGCGACCAGCAGATGCGCCGTCAATGTCCTTTGGCGCTTCTTTGTTCTTTTCCAGATCGTCGTACATGATTATTCCTTAGCAAATCTTGCCACGGGTCTTGCCTTTGGTGGCAATACCGTCTGCGCGACGGGAAGCTGTCATGCCGCCTGAAGCCATTTTCTTGACTGCGCCACCTTTTTTCATTGGGTTGCCAGCTTCATCGTAACCACGTTGTCCGCCAACAAACCTTCCAGCTTCGTCGTAACCGGGTTGGCCACCTTTAAACGGGGGCGGGGGAGGAGTAAGGCGAGGTTTGTAGTTCTTCATACCTTCGGCAGAAGATGACACGGTGTTGGTAGGCTGACGTTTTCCGCCCATAATACCGCTGGGTATAGCAGCGGCGGTTGTGTTATCAGCGGCTGGAGTTTTAGGCGCAGACGCAGACGCAGGCTTTGCCGCAGGTTTGTTACGGCTTTCACTCAAATCAGGTGCAGATTTATCAGGCCCGGGAGTGGTAGTACCAAACGCGCCTTTTGTAGAAATAGAACTGGACTTGTCTGATTTATCCGCTTCAGCGAAGCTTTGCGCCGGAGTCTTCAACCGGGTTTCAATTGACTCTGGACGAGCGGCACGGGTAGGGTTTGAATCCCCGCCAGTGTCGGCTTCTTTTTTGTCGCCTTTTTTGCCCATCATATAACCCAGCCCGGCAAGGCCCGCCAATACTGCTAAGTCTTTTGCTTTTGCCATGATTGACTCCTTTTAGCAGTAAGCTTTGCCGCCCTTGGCGAGCATCTTGCCCTTGGTTTTACCCTTCTGAGCAACACCATCGGCACGAGAAGAGGCTGAACCGCCAGAAGCCATCTTCTTGGTAGCGCCACCTTTTTTCATCATCATTTGTTTTTTGTCCATAGCCATGTCAGCTTTAGAGCCTTCTTTCATGCCCTTCTTCTCGACATCTTTACCGGACTTTTCAAAAGCAGCCATAGTCATGCCGCCTTTTTTCATGCCGCCAGCTTTGCTGTCTTTTTTCTTAGCCATCATTGCCATAAATCCGGGATTCATTTTCGTTGCCATAGTTCCACCTTTTGAAAAAAGTTCCTGCTTACCTTGATTGGTTTTAGGACTGTTGATTCTTTGAGAGTCTGCGCGAGTTTTAGTACCAAACTTCATGCCCTTGCTGGCGCTACTGAAGTCTTCACCGACCGACTGGGGTACTCCAGTCTGCTTCGCAAATGCCGGGTTATGAGCCACAGCATCCATGAATTTCTTTTGTTTAAGGCTTGTTGCTGGCATCACTTACCCGCTTGAATAAGCTGATCAATTTTTGCCTCAAGGCGGTTAAACCGTTGGTCAATGTGGTCAGTAATTCTCTGAACTTCTGCGTTAGTTGTGTAATCACGGGCAATCTCCTCACGGGTTATGTTGAGTAACCGCTCAACTCTTTTAACATCTTCAAACTTTTCTCGAATGAAAAACCATAAACCACCCATCAGGGCAGAAAGCACGGCTGACCAAATTGTGTTGACATCCATATCAGCATTTCCATCTTGCTAAAGAAGCCGCCTTGCGGGTAGGCTTGCCTTTTTCATCTTTCATGGGGCCGGGCATACCAGACATACGAGCGCAGAATGACTTCTTACGCTTACCACCTTGTGGCTGCGGGGCTTTCAGATTGCTTCCTGTTGCTGCGTTGTACTTAGCACGGCCTTTGGCAGTCAGTCCCGCCCCCTTGGAAGCAGGCAGCTTTTCACCACGACCGATTGCCAAAGAGGGGGTTTTCTTAGCCATATTAAGCCTGCGCTTCTTTCCAGCTCAAACGAGCAAGAATAGTTGGTGTTGCCGATGCAACCACGTTGGTGGCGCAAACATAAATAATGTCTGGGCCATCTGGGTATTGATTTGCAAAACCGGTAGTAACGGCTGCTGAAGTGCCTCCGCCAAGAATGGAGTTGCCAATGTCTCGCACTTGGGTCAAGTCCAAAGTGGTTTGTCCGTTGGTATTGGTGTACGCAGCCGCAATAGATTCACCACCAAGCAACGTGCCGGTGTTCAAGGTGTTGTAAGCAACTTGAGCCAGTGAGGATGTGTATGCAAGTGAACCCAATGAAACAGGAGTCGCCCAATTAGTCCAAGTTCCGCCAGCCACATACCCATTCAAAATCAAAGTAATCAAAACAGGGCCAGAAGTTACAACACCCAATTCAACCAATTGCAACTGCATACGGTTGACAATCTCTCTAACACCAAACAAACCTGTCTGACCATTGTCTGCGGATGGCGCAATACGAATAGCCAAAATTGGGCATACTTGAGTTTGGGTTGTCAGCAACTGCAACTGACTATTTGTACCGTAGTTGAAGATCAACGATTTGTCATCGTTAAAAGAACCGTCCATGATGACTGACGAACCCCAGTGAGACAGGGAAGGAACAGTATCAGGAGAGGCAAGTTCAACCGATACAGGGGCGGTTGCGGAAAAGGTAAAAGATTGAGCGGCGGCTGCTCCACCTGTTTGTGCGCGTGTCAGGCCATAGAAAAGACTGCCGTCATTACCTGTGTAGCGATGTACTCAATGTTGGCTGCGCTTCCAGAGCCTTGCACTTTGATTGTGCCTGCCGGGGGAAACTTGCTTGGGTCGGCTACGTCAATAGAAGATGGGCTAACTGTTGTAGACGCTGCGTAATTTGATGCGGTAGTGCCACCGAAACCACGGATACAACCAACCAAGTTGTTACCTGATTTGCTTGCGTAGTAGATCAATTCATTGGTAATCTTTACCACGCCTGTATTGTTGAATGTAGAGGCATCAGTTAAAGCAATCGTAACGTCTGACACAGCAATAGCCGCAGAGTTTGTGGTTGTGGTAGTTGTTACGTTAGAGGTGATAAAAGTCATTGGAGCAATACCGACCGACTCGTAGCGAGAAGGCAAGTTACCAGAACGCATATAAGCTTCAAACTGTATATTGTTGTTCTGGATCTGGGTTACATAAGTCACCACACCGTTGGTTGCACGGAAGCCAAAGCGAACTACGCCAGCGCCATACCAAGAGTAGTCAATGTAAAACATCTGCATCCGGGACAAATCAATGTTGTACCCAGATGGGCCAGTGCCGTCGCATTTGTCTGCCCATCTACTTTGTGGGATACGGACTTCAATTGTTTTGGAAACAATTGCACCCGCTATAGATGAGCCTCGATACTCTGGTGTGATACGTATGTCTGTATCGCTTAAAATTGTAACAACACGGTATGACTGCCCGCGAATGACAATAAAATCGCCCGGCGCTAATTGGCTGGTAAAGCGAGTGGTTGTACCAGTTACTGTGGCACTGCCAGTGGTAACAGACACGGTTCCGTCCAATTGATTAATGGAGTTTCTCAACACTGCGCTAAGAGTCTGCCCGTCATACTCAAAGAACATACCGTTCTGGCTATCATACAAACCAACGCGGTTTGCAGAACCATACCAAGATACTGGAGATACTCGGATGCCGAAGCCAGTAGCCACAGTGCTGGGAGGTGCTGTCAAAGATGTGTACGTAAATGTTGTTGGCGTTGGCACAGTCACAATAGTAAAAGTGCCGTTATACGCACCTTCATTACACCCAACAACTTGAACCCTTGCGCCAACAGCCAAGTTATGCTGGTAGCGAGAGGTTACGGTGATGTTTGTAGATGCGGCAGTGTTGGTGATTGAAGTCACAAACAAAGCTGGTTTTAATGAAGAGCCGGTAGAAAACTGAATGCCCTTACCAGATTGGTAGCGGAAGTAGCGACGAGACTGGCGAATTAACTGTTGATTTGGAACAGCCGCGCCAGCAGAGAATGCTACACCACCATCAAATGAACGAGGTTCAACGTAACCAGCAGGTCGAGCAAATAGAGTTGTTGTATCTGCTGTGTTGGTCAACGTACCTGTTGGGGCTGTTGGAACAACAAATGTAAATGTGTTAGCTGTAGGAACAGTTGCAACTACCCAAGCACCGTTGATAGCTCCACCGGCACTGGATGTTGTACCCTTAACATAGATGAAAGAATCTTTTGTCAAGCCATGAGCATTTGCCGTGGTGCAGGTAATAGTTGTAGTGACGTTGGTGAATGCAGAGGTTGATGACAACTGAATACCGGCGTTGGAATAAAAATACCCCAGATACACGTATGTCAATGCTGGGTTGTAGTTGTTAGAAGCCGATACCGCAGCAGATGTGATGAC